AAACCATCTCTTTCATTTATACCAAACCAACCGTTAGATTGTGATATTTGAGGATCTAAACCATATATTCTACCCCAGTCCCATGGACCAGAACCCCACCAATCATCAGAATATAAATCATAAGTAAAATTATCTAATTGATTAAATATTTCATTATTTATAATTCTATCATCTGCATCTCTCCATCTTTCGACTGTTAATGATGTACCTTCTAAGTTTTCACCAAAGTTATCTTGAGTTGGTATACCTTTATCATCTTGTAATAATTTACTATAAGGATTTGTAGTTAAGTTATTGTTAGGATATATTGGGTGTTTTACGCCATATCGATCTATCCATGATAGAGCAACATAGTTTACATAATCCTGAGGTATTACTAGCTGTAAATTTTCAGGTATTGTTAATTCTTGTGATTTAATACTTTTTAAGGTATCATAACTAAACTCTTGTAAAGATCTTTTAGCAAAGAAAACCACGTCAGATTTTTTAGCGTTTTGTATTATTTTACCATCGCCAACATAACCAACCATATAGTTATCTACAATATCACCTAATTTAAGATATTGATATGTTCCATAGTTTTCTTCAACAGCATCACCTACAGCTTCTTCAGCTGGCGTATTTCCATATTTACCACCATCTAGTTTTTTAAGCTGAACAACAATATACAGATTTGCAGCTGGATTAGCCGCAAAAGTTATAGCGTTATTAGCTACAGAATACTCTAAAACATATTCACTCCAACTACCTGGAAAACCAGTTGTGCTAGTATATATTTTAAAATTATTTAAAGCATAATCTGTACTTGAAGGATTCCAGTTACCAAAAACTAAATCTGTATCAAAAGTAGTTGTTATGGTTAAAGCATTTCCAGTACCTCTAAAGCCTTGTGCGCCTTGATAATATTGTTGATTTGTTTCAGTTACTAATGCCATTTGTTATTAAGATTTTTCATTTACAGATACTTGTTGTGCTTCCTGTGTAGCTGCTTGAACTATTTCAGGATCTTTTACTATAACCCCAGCATATTTTAAAATACCTATTATTAAGTTAGTTTGTTCTGATATATCTAGTTCAAAGTCTGTAGATGTAGAAGGACTATATATGTATTGTCCCATAGCTCCTGGAGTAAAACCCCATTGAGGATTACTTGGTGTAAAAATACAGTTTATTAATAACTTGTCTGGTTTAGGATTAACTTTTAATAATAAAACTGATTGTGTGAAAGGAGATATGTTTGTTGTAGACTGAGTTGTAATTGCTATAGGATATTGAACAGTAGGAGCTGTAAGTTTAGATTTAGTTATTTTAGTGTAATCACTTCTACTTGTTAATTGAGTTATAGACTCATATTTTGGATTTGTAGTAGTATAATGTGACATAATTTCACCTAGTTTAAATATAGAATTTAAACTATTGAAATACCAACCATCATTAGTAGCGTCATATGTAAATTGTGCTTCTCTTTCAAAAGGATAAAGTTTATAAGCAGTGTCTTTAAACATGTTAAAAAACTCTGTATCGTTTTGAGTATTGTTTTGATTTTGACGGTTTAATTGATTGCCGTCAGGAAAATACGATTCAAAAATTTCATTTTGAACCTGTACAGCTAAACTATTAAACTCGCTAGGAGTAATATAACCTCTTTGCTCTTTGTTTAATATGTACAAGACTGTTGTATATACTGTATTTACATTTACCATTATTTTATTTTTTAATATACTAAAAAGGCGGACGAATCCGCCTTATATTAGTATCACTTGTTTTTATAGTTTTTTATCTATAGATTTATAGATTTCTACACCTTCATCTGTTTTTAAGAAAGCAGCAAATGCAGAATATGGATTTTCATCAAATGGAACGTTCATTAATTTTCTATTATTTGAACCCCATGTAAATGTTCTTTGATCTTGAGACAACATTATGATTCCAGCTTCTTGAGCTTTAATAGCAAAGTTTCTTAATTGAACATTATCATCTTTAGCTAAAGCTATAAATGTTTTAGGATTATTTTTAGCAAATAATAAGCCATCTCTTTTAAGTTCTTTAGAACTCATACTGTTTACCACAGAACCTTTTTCAACTCTTAATATAGCTTCAAGTTGATCTATATCCATTTGTCTAGCTGCAGTCATAGCATCAATTTCAAGATTTATTAAATCTAAATCATCTTCAGCAACTGCTACTGCACTAAACTCTTCATATAATCTATTTTTTAAAGGGTGATATAATGAAAGAAGTTTTTGTAAATTTTGCTTTTCTTTAGGTACTCTTAAATCACCGTCTCTAAATATAATATGCCCCATTGTACATTCTCCTTTTTGTTCATCTACAAAAACAGAGTCTTGATTTGTTGCATATCTTAATTCTCTTTGTTTGCCTTGTTCTTGATCAAAATATAGCAAAGCATGTTTTTTTGTGTGCTTGCTAGGTATTGTTAATGTTAAAGGACTTTTATCATTTTTTAAATAATAGATTCTATCTTTTATTTCCCAGTTTTCTTTAACTGGTTTTTCTTTTACTTTTGACATAATATAATATAATTAAATAGTTAATAATAATTACCCCGCCCGAAGACGGGGATAATTATAAATTAGGAATATTAAATTCCTTGGAATAATACAAAGTTATTAGCAGCTTGTGTTACTAAACATCTTTCAGATAAGAAGTTAACTTGCATTGCATCTAAATCTGAAGTGAAAGCACCACCAGCAGAACCAGTTAACCAAGACTTCATACGTCTGTCGTCTCCCTGAGAAGCTCTATAACGTACGTGTAAGAATGGTCGTCTAATGTTTGTACCTAAAATTTGGTCATAAACAGTAGAAGTTCCAGCAGGTACTAATACACCTTCGATTGAATTAACACCAACGATTCCACCTCTTGTTGAAGCGTCGTTTAAGTATTTCCAATCAGTTTTATAGAAATCGTAAGAACCTCTTCTAAATCCAGAGAATCCAAGGTTAAGAGCCATTTCTTCTGAGTTTTCAAATAAACCAAAAGCAGTTCCTCCAGCGAATCCGCCAGAAATGCTTGCTAGCATATCATCAAAATCAAGAGCAGTTTGTCTCTGTAAGAAAAGCATGTTTTCTTCAATAGCACCTTGAGTATCTAAGTTTTTAAGAATAGCATCAAACTCATCAAGTCCAGCAGCAGCAGTAAATCCTACTTCTACGTTACCTCTGTTTCTAATAGCAGCGAATAAACCTTCAGATCCTGGTAAAGCAGCGTTTCCGTAAGCTCCAGCAGCACCATTAGCGTTTAATTCAGCTTCTACCATAGACATTTCTAAGTAATCTTCAAAACGTAGTCTTGTTTCAGACTCAGCTTTTAAATACCATAAATATCCAGAAGCACCATCTTCAGTAGCAACTTCTACCCAACCAATTTGAGCCATATCAGATCCGTTAATTTGGAACTGGTCTCTTAAAATTAGTGGAGAGTTAGAAAATTGCGTAAAGCTTGGAGTAATAGATTGTCTTGCAGCTGAATTAGTTCCAGCAGCTCCAGCACCTAAGTTAGTTCCTTTTGTGTAAGCAGAACCGTATACAAATATTTTCAAAGCACCTGCAGCAGCAGAGAAACCTTGAGCAATAAGAGTAGTTACAGGTGAAAAACACTGTACTACTACGTTTCCATTTACAGCACCGTTTGTTTGAAGAACAATACACTTAGCTTCTAGTCCAGAAGCTGGATCTAAAACTACGATTGTATCGTTAACACTCATAACGTTAGTTGAACCATCAGTAATAGTAAGAGTAGTAGGGTTAACACCTACACCACCCGCAGCTGTTGCAGTGATTCCGTTGTAAGCAACGTGTAATCTATTTTGCTCAGACCAAATAACTTGATCAGATGTCATTGGCATTTCAGCGCCAACCATTCTTAAGAAGCCACTTAACGTTCTGTTTCCATAACGCTCTACTTCTTGTTCGTAAATTTCTGGTAAATATTGTTGCGCAAAATCATTAGCACCGCCGTTAAAAGCTAAATAGTTATTAGCTAAAGGCTGTTGTATTTGCGAAGGTACAATACTACCAAATTGTGGAGATAAACTCATAATTTGTTAATTTTAATTAGTTAAACCTTTTCGTTTTAATTTTTAATTTTGAAGAATCTGAACCAGAAATAGCTTTAACTTTAAATCCGCCAACAAAAACATCACCTTGTGATTTTCTACCTTCAGTATCTACTAGGTTTTTTGATTTGTTTACAACGTCTTTTACAGCATCAGCTTTTCCTTGCTCATAAAAATGAGCTGCGATTCTATCTACATTTTCAGCAGCATAAATAGCTTTATGATAACCTGCGTGATCATTAATGTTACCGTCGTTGTCAAGGAACTTCCCTACAAGGTTATTAATGTTTGACTGGTTTTCAGCAACTTTATCACGATTAACAATATTATACTTAAATTTTTTATCTCCAACTTTAATATCGAAACCTTCGAATTCGTCATTAAATAAATCTTTAGTTTTTTGTTTAAATAATTCGTGTTGTTTTTCAGCTAATTCTTGCTCCTTATTATATCGATTAAAAAAGTCCATTGCTTTTTGTTGATCTTGAGTTACGCCGGGTCTCAACTTGATTTCGTCGTAATACTTACTCTTAAGATCTTCTAAAAAGTTTTTGGCTTTTGCAATCTCTTCTTTTTTAGCGAGTTTTTTTCTTTTGACTTCTCGCTCTTCGTCAATATCGGTATCATAATCGAATTTTTCTTCCATTATGAAATCAATTTCTTCTAAATCTAAATGTGGTTTAGATTTTTTATAATACTCTTTTAACAATGTAGTATCATCTACATTTGTATAATCAGCATTTAATCTTGTATAATCTTCTATAGTGCCACCAGTTTCTTCCATAAAGCTAACAAGTTTTTCGATGTTTTCAGGTAAAGGTTTACCTAATACTTTTTCATCTCTTATAGCTTCTTTAACTTCAGCTTCAACTTGTTTTATTTCTTCTTCAGTTACTTCTTTGATCGGATGAAACCCTTCAGTAGTCTCGTTGGACTCTTGTACAGGTTCTCCCATCTTTGTGCTATCTCCGGATGGTTTTTCCACAGATACCTTCTCTGTTTCTCCGATTTGAATGGCATTATCTTCTTTTTTAATTTCAACCTTTATAGGTTCTTCAATTTTAACATTGGGATCTTTAGTTAGATCAACTTTTGTTACGTTATCTTTTGTTTCAGTTAATTTTTTAGGTGTTTTCTTTTTTATTTTAAAGTCACCTTCCTGCTTAACAGGTTCATTTGTTTTTGTTTCTGACATAATATAATATAATTAAATAGTTAAATATTTCTATAAACCTGGTTCCATTGGTCCACCAGAACCTTCTAGTTCAAAGTTTATAGGATCGCTATCGTTTTTTCTTTGAGCAATCATTTTGCTTTGTTGCGTACCTTCCATTTTTATACGCTTATCTTTTGCAGCTTCTTTTTTATTATCTTTTTGTTCTTGAGCTTGAGATTGCGCTTGAGCTAATTGCATATCAAACTGGTGTTGCATTTGCATTTTCTGCATATCAAGCTCAGCTTGAGTTTGCATTTTTTGTATTTCCATTTGAGTTCTAGCTTGCTCGTACTGTACTTTAGACCCAGATATTGCTTCTTGCTTTTGAACCTCATTCATTGCTATTTTTTCATTAGCAGCAGCTTGAGCTTCACTTTGAGCTTTGATATTAGCTTGAGCGTTTTCTTGATCTTTAATAGCTTTTTGCTTACGCTTTACTTTTAATAATTGATTAGCTAATTTAAGATTTTTAATTTGTCTTAAATCAATAGCATCTTCAAGATCAATACCATTAGACTGTAAAGCTACTTGAATATTTTGTTCTAGTTGAGCTTTTTCTTCGTCGTCTGGTTCTAATTCTAAATATATACCAAAGTCATGTAGGTTTAAATTAACAACTTCTTTTAGTGTATTTACATTGTAATTACTAATTGAATTAGTTAAAGACTCAGCTGTTAACGGAAACTCTAGTGCATCAGCTATTTTTAAAGCAATATTTTCTGCTGTTCTAAGTGTTAAATAAGAACCAGCTTGCTTAATATGTCTTGTAGCAACATTAGATGCATTAGCGGCCATCTTTTGTAGTCCTACTAATGTTTGTTTATCTGGCGTGCTACCGTCTCTAGCTTCATTAAGCCCGGTCACATCACGTATCATTTGTAAATAATACTGATATGTATTTATAAGACTTTGTATTTTACCTTGACCTGAACTAGAATTTAATTCTTGAATAGGTACTTTTCCAGCATTCATATCACCATCTTGTGTTAGTGATCTACCTACAATAGAACCTGTTTGAAAATACATATTTAAAGCTTCAGCTGGATTATAATTTGTTCCATTACCTAAATCAACCTCTGCTAAACCGTCCATGTCTAAATATACACCATCTGGTACTATTCTAGACATTACTTGCTGTAGCTTTAAATGAGTAAGCTGAATCATATCAGCAAAACCAATACATTTGCTAACTAAAGATTCTATTCTACCTTTATATATTCTTGGCGCACAAATAGAATAATTCATTTTTACTTTAGTAGTATCAGCGTAAGGTCTTGACATGTTTTCAGCCAATTCCCATTTTAGCATAGTATCTGTACCTAATACTTTTGCTCCACTGTATAATACTTCTATAGATCTTGATACTCTTTCAAAATTTTCATTTTCAATAGGATTAAAAGTATCATCTTTTTCTATAGCTTTAAGTAAACCTTGATCAGTCTTTTTAATTTTAAATACTTGATTATGGTAAGTCTTATAATCAAAATAAAGAACTTGAACAGTATTACTATCATAATCACCCCAACCAGTAATATAAGATCTATTACCAGGCATGTTTTGTATACGCTCTAATTCTTTATCAGTTAAATCTGGAAATTCTTTTTTAAGTTCCGGTATTGTAATTGCTTTTAATTCACCCACATAATATATATCCTCAAAATTAGGATCTTCTGTATAAGAGTGAATCATATAAGCTGGATCTACATAATCAACAGTAATACCATTAGCTGTATTAAAATTAGTTTTACAAGCAGCAATACCAAGAACAGTTAGATCCATGTTAAGTCTACGTCTTGTTAATTGATATTTATTTTGAGCTAAAACACTGGATATAGCTTCTTCTTCAGCTATTTCTAAAGATTGTTTATAACTCAACTGCATGTGTAATTCTAACTCTTCTTCTGATTCTGGTAATAAATCTGGATTTGGTACTTGATATAAATCAATTCCAAGTGTGTTTTTTAAGTTATCTAAATATTCTTTAGCTAACATATCTTCATATATCTTAGAAGCGTACTCTGTTCTTTTCTTTATTGACTCAGGATCTTGAGCATAAGCTTTTATATCATAAGTTCTTTCAGATATACCGTTAACTACTATATCTACAAATTTAGATAATATAGGAACTGGTTTCCAGTCTAAATTAAGATAAGACAAATCACCGTTTATAGATAATTCATCTTTATATTTTTGTATTGACTGTTCACCTCTAGCGTATAATCGTAGTTGGTGAAAATTATTCCAAGCGGTTAAATACCTATTACCTGTAGTTCTACCTTGAGAAAACCACTCGTGTTCTATAGCTTGTGCTACTTGCTTGCCGTATTCAATACTAGCTTTTTCAGCGTCACTCACTACTTGACTAGGGAAATCACTTCTGGTATTAGTATATATATTCATTAATTTAAAATTTTTGATACAGTTCCTTTATTGTCGTATTTTTTTATACCTAAATCAACTGGTTTTAATTCTCTTTTATTTACAGGTGTATACCTGTGTTTGTTACAAGCCATCAAAGCCAAACCTGAACTAATAGAAGCATCGTGTGTTGTTCTATTATTAATGTTAAATTTTGACCAGTCTTCTAATGTACGTTGAAAATACATATCACCATAACCAGTTTCTTTTAAACCTACAAAATGCTCTATGTAAGTTTCTATAGCAGACGCGTGTGCTTGTTTAATGTCTTCACTTGAATTAGGTATACCACCTATTTCTCTTTCTGTAACAGATAATTTATTTCTTTTTTTATCTGGTCTATTCATAGCAAAACCTCTGTAACCTCTACGTTTAAAATAATAAAGTAGTCTTGGTTTATTGTTTTCTGCTAATATTGGCATACCATAAAATACGCAAGCCATAAGTACATCTTCAAAAAATATTTCAGCTGTTTGTGGTCTAGCTATATATTCTAAGAAAAAATGATTTGGTGGAACTTCTTCCATGCTAAACTTAGTTAAACCATGTAAAGCACCATTAGAACCTCTTTTATCTACAGTTCCTGATATATCATAAGGGTCACATCCAAAAGCACCACAATGCTCGTTGCCTGGATAATTAACTCCATTTTTTAAAAATCTTCTATTTTGTAGTTCAACAGGCGGAACCCATGTAACTAAAAATCTACCGTTTTTATTTGGTACAAATATAACTCTAGTGTCTTGATGTCCATTTTCCCACTGAAAAGAACCTTTTGTAACACTTATAGAGTTTTTAATATCTTCGTTGTAATCTATTTGTTGGTATATTTTTGTTAAATTAAATAGCGATTGTTTAGACTCGTCTCTAAAAGCATGTTTAGTTGTACGAGGAAATTGTCTATAAAATTCATTTAAACCATCTTGATCATCTTTTAAACCTTCAACTTCGTTATCCCAATACTCAATAACACCGAGTTTTATTTTTTCACCATGCGGTCCATTAACATATCTCTTTGGTGTGTCGAAGACAGGTAAGCCATAAGAATCAATGTATCCTTCGTAATTCCATTCCATAGGTATGAACAAAGAATATAATCCGCTGCGAGTCTGTCCATTGCTGTTTCTTTTTGTAACATCTGAGTCATCATAAAGTTTTTTAAAGTTTCTACCACCTTTATCTAAAGCATTTGATGTTGATCCCATCATACACTTACCTATAACTCTACTACCTAACCTTAACGTGGTTTTCGTAACACGCCAGTTGTTGAGGATGTTGTTCGGCTTCTCCCATTTACCGCTTTCATCATGGACGAGGAGTTTAAGCTTCTCCCCATCGTAGGAGTTGTCACCGGTATTCTTCCAGTCGATTGTGGTGTCCAGTCCCTGTAATTCGTCCTCGGTTTCGTCGTAGGCAGCGGTGAGCTTTCTACGGGTAAACTTGGAGGCTGGTACACGGTAGGCAAGTTCGGTCTTTGGACGGTCCATACCGTCCTGGGTCGGCTTGAAAAAGAAGGGGTAATTAACCGATATGGGTACCACCTTGTCTGTGAACATCTTCTTAGCATCAGGACCGGACTTTGATAATATACCATATCTAGAGTCAGATGATATGGTTGCCAGGTTGACCACCTCTCCTGATGCCATAAAGGAAAACCCAGAACGTCTGTTCTTAAGGTAGCACAGTCCGTAAGACCGTACGTCTGCTTTACAAGCTTCCCAGAAAATGTAGAATAATCTATTTGACTCCCGAAAGTCTGGTGCCCCGACATCAATCTTACTCCACTGCAAGTACATGTAATGAGTACCAGTAATGTAAGTAGGAACATCTTTGTTATAAAACCAAAAACCTTCCTCCCTACGGGTAAACTCATTATCGATGTAATCATACCACTTTTCTTTAAAATCTTGTGGATACTGTTTCCAATCATAAGTAGATTTAATTCTACTTAATGCTTTTGGATATTCAAACTGATTCCACTTGTTATTATCAAATTTATGTACGTTGTTTTGTTCTGGTAAAGCTATTTTTAGATTTTGTATTTCATATACTTCACCTATTTTACCAGTTCTACTTATAACTACAATATCATGATCTTCGTTATAACCGTACTCCCATTTTTTATACCTATTCATTCGTTTAAGAACTTTAGGTTTAATATGGTCTTTTACTATTTTATATAAATTCTGTTGATACATTATCTAGATCTCCCTTCTGCAAAACCTTTAAAAGTTGTTTGCTTCTTGTTTTCTTTTGGTTTATCTTCTAACATATCTTGCTCTTCTTGTATTCTGTTCAATATTTCAAAGGCATCGAATATTGCTAATTTTTTTGTTGCTGCAGCATTTTTAAGTCTGTCTGCAGATATATCATCATCTGAATCTACAATAGGTTCTTTAGCAACCTTTATAAGCTCTTCAACTGCTACTCGACCAGCTTGGATTATATTCTTCTTCGTTTCCTTCGTGCTCATATTTAATTACAATATCATTTGATTTCATACAATATAGTCGTTTGTTATCGACTAAAAATTCCCATTCACCATTAGGCGTGTAACCAACTAAGTCACCAGGGTTAATATTAAGCTTGTTTAAGGAGCTATTACCATATTTTAATATACCAGCAAGCTTTTGTTCTTTATCTAGTGTTAAATCGCTTTTGTCTTTTATTGGCTGTATAAAACATCTATCACCAAATGAGTGATAACCATCTTTATTTTTATATAAATAAATTTGATCTATAGCGCAAAAATATAAATCATCTTTAAAATAAGATCTTGATTTTTTCTTTTGACCTTTAATATCATAAAATGTTCTAAAAACATTTTGATGTATTATTATTAAATCCCCTTTATTTATAGGTGTATTAAAAGCTTTAGGTGTTTCAACAACTTTAGCTAATCTATTTACAAACTTCCAGTTTTCAATTTTTGTATTTATTATTAGCTTTTTGTTATTAATATTTATTGTATTATTATATTTATCACCTAACGGTTTTACAATAAAATCATATAAACTTTTCATTAATACTCTAGATCATACTCAACAGATATAGCCATGTTAGAGTTAAACTTCTTCCATGGCAATACCTCGTTGTTTTTCTTTATATGTATATTATAAGAATTATCTGAATCTTTAAACAGTATATGTGATATTTCATGACCACCATAAACTACTTGACCTATAGAATAATGCATAGCATCATTTTTATAGTCAGATCCAATACTAATTTTTCTAATATTACTTGGCATCTTCTTTTACTATTTCAGTATATGTTCCATCAGACAAGTTAATATTAACTTGACCATATTCATCTTCTAGTTCTTTTTTTGTAGCTTCTATTTGTACGCTAATTTCATTAACTTGAGTATGAATATTTTGTTTTTGAACATCTAAAACGCCAAGACCTCTTAGTAATTCGTTTAATTTGTTTTGTTGCTCGGTTACTTTTTCAAGTTGAGCTTTTTTAATTTTTTTAGCTTTTGCCATAATTTGATTTAATTTAATTGTTATTATATATTTATATAGTCACCTATATATTCACTATTTACATATAACTATATCAGCTTCTGTTATTGTGCTTAAACTAGTTATGTAATCTATAGCTATTGGTAAGTATTGTCCAGCTTGTACTTTAAATTCAACTGATTGTGCAGCCACTGGAACACCAGCAACAACTTTTGTAACAACTGCTTTAGCATCTACAGAACCATTTGGTCTACCAGCTTGTACAATTGTAATTATATCACCTACATTATAACCAGAACCTATTGCATTAACTGATATTGTTTGCACTAGACCTCCAGAAACAGTAATATCAACTGTTAAACCTTGAGCCATGTTATTACTACAAGTAGTTGTTCTTGTACCAGCAGTGTAGTTAGTACCTCCAGCACTTTGTGTTACAGATTTAACACCATTTAAAGATACGCCAGTTGGTATTACATTTAAGCTTCCAGCTACACCACACCATACTAACGAACCATTTAGGTTTGTTCCTAAATCTCCTGTTTGATTTTCAAAAACCCAAGCTGGTAACGCATTTGGAGTACCTGTTTTACCTACAGCTCTCATAGCTTTTCCAGCTATACCTGTGTCTATTCCGAATTTACTCATTTTTTATTTTTTACTTATTGTTTTAAATTTTTCTGCGCCTCTTGAACCAAAATATGCTACATATACAGTAATTAAAAGTGATTTAAGTAAATCTACCCAACCACTATCAACATCAAACTGTATATTAGAGCTTTCTAGTACTATTAAAATTATTAAAGATATAGTTAAAAATATAAGAGTCATCGGTCTTGTGTTTTTAGAAAGCCATGAATCTGATTTCATATCACTATCCCAACGTTTTGATATTTCTTGCATTTCTACCATATCTTGCTCTAATAATTTTAGAGCTTTTTCTTTATCTTCTGGAGGTAATACTACTGGATCTTCTTTGCTTATTAAGTTTTTAACTAAACCTAATACACCTTGATCTGGTAATACATCGCCTACCGTACCTAATATATGTGGAGCTGTTTTAGATAAAAACTGTCCAACCTTGGTATCTTTAAATTTCTTTTTAGGCATTTTTTGTTCTTTTGTAAGCTTCAGCTTCCCATGGTAAATCATGAGCGCCTTCGTTCATTTTAGATCTGGAATATTTTTTACCTTTCCAATAAACATAATCATCGTCGTAATTAAGATCACCACGTTTCATTTGTTCTATATGTACTTTTTCATGAGCAACAACTGAAGGTAACTGCTCTGGAGTAACATCTTTATTTATTATTATAGTTCCATTATTATTGGCTTTACCCATAACACCTGCTTCCATATCGACATGATATATTGGAGTATTGTCTATTGTATACGGAGGGTTGTTTAATTTAAAAGCCATATTATTTTTTGTATGGAAATACTTTGTTTAAAGCATCCCTGCGACCTTCACAGCCGCAAGGAATGTTTAAACCTCTTGATACATTATCAACTATCTTCTTGATTCCAGAAGCTTTAGTAAACTTCTCTATGCTATCACCTAAGCCTCTAGACTTCATAATTAAGATAATATAAATCCTTTAATGTATACTGTTTTAGATTGATCATATTTAGCTGTTGCACCTGCTACATCTTGAGGTAAGCTAACTGTAGACTTTACGCCTCCTGGGTTTGCTGTAATAGCTTTATTGATCGCCTCTTTAACTTTATTTATGTATCCTGCTGAAGCTGGAGCAGCTGCTCTATAAGTTCCTGATGCACTTGTACCAACTGGTATTTCAAGAGTTTGCGCTCCTGAAGGTCCATCTAATTTAAGAGTTGCAGCCATTTCTAAAGTAGCACCTGTTCCTGAAGTTGCTACTGTAACTGATACGATACTATCAGCTAACACTAAGTTGTCTCCGTCTGATGCTGGAGCTGATACTGGAGGATTTGCAGCGTTGAATCCACCTGTTACTGGGAAATTAATCCATTTTGCCATAATTTTTAATTTTTAATTGTTTGACTTGGTTTTGGTTATTGTGTTTTGAGTTTTATACAGTTCTCTACTGTTATTACATACAATGCTTTTTAATAGGTGATCCACCTATTTTGTGAGCATGCTTAGACATCCATGATCTTCCTCCACTAGCATCTTTTGCTACTGGGTTATCGTGCATTAAGTTGTATTTTTCTTGTTTTGCAGACTCCATATGTGGTCCGCCTTTTTTTCCGTAAGGCATAATATTAGTTTTTATTAGTTATTTAGTTTTTATTTCGAGTGATGCTTTTTATCATACTTCATGTCACCAGCAAGTTTAGATATATGCTTTTCATCAGCAGTCATCTTTTCATCACTGTGGCCATGTTTAGAATCATATAAAATATCACGCTTTAAATAGTCAATATGAGCAGCGTCATCTCTTTCGCTAGCTTTGTAGTTTCCTTTTGTTACTCTAGTATGCGCGTGATCTTTAGACCATTTAGCATTACCAGTATATTTTCCGTAATGTCCTTTGTGCATGATTTTTAATTATGTTGTTATTCCGTATTTCTTTTTGTCTTCGTCTGACATGATACTAGCAAGTTTGTTATATTCTGATTCTTTTTCTTTGTTAGCCATTTCTCTATTAGTAGTAGATTTAGCGCTTATAAATTCAGTTTTTTCGTCAAACTTAGTAGTATCTTTTCCTCTGCCTTGCTTTTTCTTAGATCTTTCTTTTCTTCTAGCTACTCTATTAGCTTGTCTTTCAGCTTTACCTTCATAATCAGGATTTTCTTGACCCGCTATAAACTCTTTAGTAGCGCTTTCTACTTTATTAAACATGTTTTGATATAGATCAGCAGTTGAAGCGTATGTACCTACATCGCCACCGCCTCTATATCCACCCATATCTAATGGACTAATGTTTTTTTTTAATGGCGCCATCTCAACAGCAGCACCTCTTGCAGCATCTTCATCTTCTCTTATTTGAGCATCATCGCTTTCTCTTCTTTCTGATTTATGAGCAGCCTTAGCTTCTTTTATATCTTTTTTTATAGCAGCAATAAGTTCATAGTCTTTGTCTCCTTGCTCAGCGCCTATTTTACCAGCTTCTGCTTTTTTAAGTTTCTTTTCTAATTTACCGTGTTTGTGGTATGGTCTACCTTCCATTTGTACAGGATGTGATTTACCGTCTACAACAAATGATTTTTTACCAGCTGCTTCAGCATCCATTTTTGCTTTTATAAACGCATTACCTTGTAATGGAGTTACTGGACTTTTAGCGTTAAACGCTTTACT